ACCATCATGGCTTTCGGGATGGCTCGAGAGTTCGCTCTCACACCGAGGCTCCCGGCCATATGGTGAACGGATCTCGGCCCGGGAGGGTAATCGGAGAGAGTGGGGAAGTTCCCTCCGAGCTCACCCGGGCCGAGCTCGAGGAGGCCGTGGATGTGGCCGCCGCCGAGCTCCGGATCGTTCTCGAGTGGCTCCTCGAGGTGGTGATCCCCGAGGATGATCCTCGATGGATGCCGGTGAGCCGTTACCAATGACACCGATGTAATCACACTTCTGTCATTCCCGGGTGTTAGCCTCCCGGCCGTGAAGATGTTTGGCCGTGACATCCGGTGGAGTGATGAACCCGAGCTCGAGGAGAGGGCCCTCGAAACCGTCACCGTTTCGGATCTCGGAGTGGCTTTCACCCTGGCCCAAACCGAGATCCTCGGAGGGAGCTCGGAGCAAACCTCCCTCCCGGCCGTTTACCGATCCGTTTCCCTCATCTCGGATCTCGGAGCCTCTCTCCCTCTCGAGGCCATCGGCCGGAACGGTGTGGCCGAGCCGTTCCCACCTCCGATCCTCGAGCACCCAAACCCGGCCGAGACTTATAACACCACCCTCCGAAAGATCTTCACCTCTCTCCTGTTCCGAGGAAACGCCTATCTATGGGCCCGGACTCGAGACTCGATCGGGAACATCACCTCGGCCTATGTGCTCAATCCCGATGAGGTGAGTGTGGCTTGGGATCGGGCCGAGCTCTATCCCCTCTATTCGTGGAGGGATCGCCCGATGGAGGTGAATCGTGAGATCTTTCCCATCTCGATCAACCATTGGCCCGGCCGCCTAAAGGGTGTCGGCCCGATCGAGGCCGCCCGGCTCATGTTCTCCGGGATGAGATCCGAGGCCCGGATGGCCCGGAGGATCTTCGAGGATGAGGCCACACCCACCGGGATTCTCAAGGTGCCGAGAGCTCTCACTAAGCCGGAGGCCGAGGAGGTTCAAGAGATGTGGGAGGAGAGCCACGCCGGGAGGAAACGCCCGGCTGTTCTCTCCGGAGGAGTGGAGTTCGATCCGATCACGATTAATCCCGTCGATGCCCAATTCATCGAGCAACGCAATTTCTCGATCCAAGAGGTGGCCCGGCTGTTCGGTCTCCCTGGGTATTTCCTCCTCGTTCCCTCCGGGGATCCCCTCACCTACTCCACCACCGAGGGCCTAATGAGGATCTTCCTCACCACCACTCTCAATCCCACCTACCTCGAGCCGGTGGAGGAGGTGTTCTCGCTCATGCTCCCGGAGGGGATCACCGCACGATTCAACGCCGCCGAGCTCCTCCGGGCCGACACCCAAACCCGATACGCCGCATACCAAGCCGGGCTCGCCGCCGGATTCCTCACCATCGATGAGGTGAGAGCCACCGAGCATCTCCCGGGAATTGAGCCATCGACCATCCGACCGAGGGAGGCCACCAATGCCGGAGAATGAAACCAACATCATCGATGAGGGCCCGGAGCTCGAGCTCGAGCTCCGAGATCTCGAGGCCCGGGAGATCGTGGGCCGGATCATTCCCTATGGGGAAACGATCACCGTTCGAGGCCGCCCGGAGCGTTTCGTGGCCGGAGCCCTGGCCAACATCCAAGCCTCCGATATTCGGCTCCTAGCTTTCCACGATCGGCACCGTCCGATCGGCCGAGCCACCCACCTCGAGGAGAGGGAAGATGGGGCCTACGCCACATTTCGGGTGGCCAACACCCGAGAGGGTGATGAGATGCTCGAGCTCGCCCGGGAGGGTGTGCTCTCTCTCTCACCCGGATTCATGCCCGGCCGCCAAGATCGGGATGGCACCCACCGAGAGCTCCGGGCTCTCCCGGAGGTGTCACTAGTTACATTCGGCTCCTATCGGGGAGCTCGAATCCTGGCCGTTAGAGAGGAGAACCCAACGATGCCAGAAATCAACACACCCGAGATCGAGCCCTCCGAGCCTCCCTCGGAAACCCGAGAGCTCGAGGTGAGGATGGAGGAGATCTCATCCACCCTCGGCCGCCTCGAGTCGATCGTGAACGCTCCGGCTCCACGCCGGAGAATGGATGTCGGCCCTCGGCCGTTCGATTGGTTTCGAGCTCAAATCGATGCTCTTGCCGGGAGGCTCGAGAGGAGAGATCGGCTCGAGGCCGAGTGGGCCGAGTTCCAAACCCGAGTGGCCTCCGGTGAGCTCGAGCTCCGGCAGCTCGAGGACATCACCGGGGATTATCCCGAGGCTGTTCCGGCCGATGACATCTCCGGATTGGTGCTCGAGGAGTTCATCGGGAGCCAATTGGTGAATGTGTTGGATACACGCCGGAGGCTGTTCTCCCGGCTCGGATCGTTCCCGATGCCGAGGAGTGGCCACGCCAAGATCCCGGTGGTGACGCAACACACCGAGGTTGGTGTGAGAACCGGCCAGAAAGACCCGGCCAATTCCCGAAAGATGATCGTGACCACCTCCGGATTCGATGCCGTGTGGTTCGATGGGGCCGTGGACATCGCCCTCGAGGTGATCCGGATGGCCGAGGTTGGTGTGGTGGAGATGGTGTGGAATGATCTCCTCGGCCAATACGCCATCGCCACGGAGGCCGGAGTGGTGGCCACGATCGAGGCCGGAGCCCTCGGATTCGTCTACACCGGAACCGCTCTCGATGTGACGGATTATGAGGGATTCATCACGGATGTTGCCACCCAAGCAATCGAGGTGGAGGAGGGCTCGGGAGCACCGGCCACTCTGCTCGGTGTCACCAACACCCAATGGATCTCGATCCTCACCATGATCGATGCCGATGGCCGGAGACATTTCGCCACGATGGGCCCGAGCAACGCCGATTCCTCGGCCGCTCTCAACGCCCAATCGATCTCCCTCCCTGGGGGAATCGATGTGTTCCGGGTGCCGGGCCTCACCCAAGCCGTTCTCACCAACACCGAAAGCCTCAAGGCCGCCGATGGTGGGCCGGAGAGGGTGGAGGCTCTAAATGTGGAGCTCATGGGCCGAGATCTCGGCATCCTGGGCCGAACAATGTTCGTGCCTCGAATCCCGGCCGGTGTGGTGGTGTTCGGAACCGATCCCGTTTCCTAATCCCCACTCATGGCATCCGTCACCGTCACCGTTACTCCCTATCCCGGGAGCACCGAGGCCCTCGAGCTCGAGGAGCTCTCACCGTTCACCGGGTGGGTGGCCGCCACCGAGCTCACCGAGATCTCGGAGGGCCTCTATTCGGCCACGGTGACGGATGCCAATCACGCTCTCCGAGCTCGGTGGGAGATCACCACCGGGATCTTTACTAGTTGGTTTGCGCCGAGCTCGAGCTCTCCCGGTGATGGTGTTCCCACCGCCGCCGAGGAGGCCCGGCTCGGCCAAGCCGCCATCGCCAAAGCCACCCGATTCCTAGTTCTGCCCGAGGCTCCTCTCGGATCATGGGGAGAGCTCTCGGAGTTCGGAATGGCTGTGGTGAGGCCGGATTACGCCATCACCGAGCTCCTATTCGGGCTCCACTTCCGACACCTCACCATCGATTGGGATTCGATCGTGACCGCCGATGATGTGATCCGGGTGGGCCTCTCGGCCGATCCGGCCACATTCCCGGCCGACAAGCTCCCGGATGTGGAGAGGGCCCTCGAGGCCGCCATCTCCTGGGTGTCGGCCGAGCTCGAGGGAGGAGTGGGATTTGCCTAACTCCAACGCCGGGAGGCTCATCGAGGCCCTCAAGGCCGAGATGGCCGATGATCCCGAGGTGTTACTCCTCGAGAACCCTCCGGCTCTGTTCTCACCCGGATCGGTGGTGGTGACACCCGGAGATCCGTTCCTCACACCGGCCACCACCGGCTCCCTGGGCCTAGTGCTCGAGAGGTGGGAGGTGTTGGTGGTGGTGGCCATGCTCGATCGAGCCATCGGGATCGGCCAAATGAGGGATTACTCCCTCCGGGTGAGGAGTGCCGTGAGCCGGGCCGGTGGCCGGTGGCTCTCCGCCTCTGGCCCACGCCGCACCCAATCGGATGAGGCCAAAGCTCTAGTGCTCTCCTCGAACATCGTGGAGTTCAAGTTCGATCCCGTCAACCTCAACACATAGGAGAAAGACCCATGCCCGATCCCACATTCATTCCCGGCTACCTGGGAACCGTCACCCTCAACCTCGAGGACATCTCCGCCATCGGCTCGGTGGTGAGTCTCCAAAAGACTCGAAATGTGATGACCAAACCCACATTTGGCAATCCCTGGGGATTCTCATTGGGTGGCCAAAAGATCGCCCAATTCTCGGCCAATGGTCACATCTCCGCCGAACAAGCCGCCGCCCTCGAGGCCGCTTTTGCCTCGGATCTCCCGATCGAGTTCTCTCTCCAAGTAGGAGAGGGCTCCGGTGTTACCGATGCCGGGCTCCACACCGGGAATTGTGTTCTGAGCTCCTACACCATCGAGGCCAACGCCGATGGAGAGTGGGATTGGTCGATCGAGGCTCAAACCTCCGGCACCGTCGTTTACACACCGGCCTCTCCGGGATCGTGATCGATGGAGATTCGAGTGGAGGGCAATCGGGAGCTCATCAAGAGCCTCCGGGCCGTCGATAAGGATCTCCCGAAAGAGCTCTCGAGCATCCATCGGGAGGCCGCCGAGCCGGTGGCCGAATACGCCTCGACTCTGGCACCCTCCCGATCGGGAGCCCTGGCCGGATCGATCCGGGCCCTCGGGAGCCAACGGATCGGATCGGTGGCCGCCGGGAGGAAATCGATCCCCTACGCCGGGCCCATCCATTGGGGATGGCCCGGCCACAACATCGGGAGCCAACCATTCCTCCTCGATGCCCTCGAGGCTCGATCGGAGATGGTGGCCGACCGCTACATGGAGGGCCTCGATCGATTCCTCGATCGAGTGTGGGAGAGCATCCCCTAAAGCCTCACGCTGTTCGAGAGGAGTGGATTGAGATGAGAGTGAGAGTGGACACACCGGGAGGGGCCGAGGAGGTGGAGCTCGATCTCTCCCTCGAGAAACTCACCATGAGGGAATCGGTGAGGCTCGAGGAAACGCTCGGAGGAGAGATGTTCGATCGGATCATGGCCGGGAAAGTAGAGGCCGCCGAGATGGCCCGGCCCTCATTCATCCGAGCCATGATTTACACCAAGCTCAAGACGATCCGTCCGGAGCTCGAGCTCGATGGATTCGATCTCGATCTCGAGGACTTGAACGCCGAGCTCGAGGAGGGCTCGGCCCTGGGCCCAAAACTCGAGGAGCCATCGAGAGGATGATCCCCGAGCTCTCCGCCGTTTACTCACTGTCACCCGAGGAGGTGTGGGAGATGAGCCGGAGCCAATATGGGCAATATCTCGAGCATCACGCCGAATTGGTTAGGAGGATGAAAGATGGCCGCTAGGAGCTCGGTGATCCGGGTGAGTGTTTTTGGGGATGTGAAAGATCTCCAAAACGCTTTCAAGACCACCGCCACCGGAGCCGAGAAATGGGCCGGAGGGATGGAGAAAGCCGGGAAACGCCTCACCCTGGGCCTCACCGCTCCCATCGTGGCCGGTGCCACCCTGGCCACCAAAGCCGCCGCCGAGGAGGCCCAAGAGATGGCCAAATTGGCCGATGTGATCCGTCGTCAAGTTCCCGGTGCCACCCAAGAGATGATCGATGCCAATGAGGAGTGGATCACCAACCTCCAAAACTCCACCGGGATTGCCGATGGTGAGCTCCGGGCCCTCTCCCAAAAGTTCATCGCCGCCGGAGCCTCGATCGAAGATGCTCAAGAGATGGCCACCGCCTCGATCGATACCGCCATCGCCACCGGGAAAGATTACAAATCGATTTCCGACGCAATGGTCAAGGGGATGAATGGCCAAACGGCCGGATTCTCGAAACTCGGTCTCGAGACTAAGAACGCCGATGGCACCATGAAATCCCTCGATGAGATCCTCCAAGATCTCGCCGTACATCATGGAGCCGCCGCCGCCGCCGCCGACACCGACGCTGGGAGGGCCGCCATCGCCCAAGCCAAGATGGCCGATCTCGCCGAAACGGTGGGCTCGTTCCTCCTCCCGATCATGGCCCAACTATCGGATTGGCTTTCTAAGGTGGCCGATTGGTTCAACAACCTCGATCCCTCTGGCCAAAAGATGATCGTGATGTTGGGAGGAGTGGTGGCCGCCGTGGGCCCGGTGCTCCTCATCGCCTCGAAACTCGTCACCGCTTTCGGTGTGGTAGGTAAAGCGTTCAAGGCTCTCTCCCTCCTAATGAGTGCCAATCCCTGGGTGCTCCTCATCGCCGCCACCGTCGCTCTGGTGATGCTCATCATCAACAATTGGGACAAGATCTCCGCATTCCTCACCAAAGTTTGGGAGGCCATCAAGGCCGCCGCCAAAGCCACTTGGGATTGGATCAAATCGGCCATCTCGGCCGCCGTTCAATTCGTCACCAATCTCTTTCTCAATTGGACTCTGCCCGGGCTCATCATCAAACATTGGGACAAGATCCGGGATGGTGTGAAAGCTCTCATCGACTTCATCAAGAGGGCATGGGATGGTGTGATCTCATGGTTTACCTCTCTCCCTGGCCGGATCGGCTCGGCCGTTTCCGGGATGTGGGATGGGATCAAGACCGCTTTCAAGAGTGCCATTAATTGGGTGATCGACAAATGGAATGGGCTCTCCCTCAAGATCGGCCCGGTGTCTTTCCCATCCTGGGTGCCCGGGATCGGAGGGAAATCGATCGCCCTCACACTCAACACTCCGAACATCCCGAGGCTCCACTCCGGAGGAGTGTTCCAAGCTCCCGGAGGAGCTCGAGAGGGATTGGCCCTCCTCGAGAGTGGGGAGAGGGTGCTCCCTCGAGGGGCCTCCACTGGCACCCAAACGATCGTGAATGTGACGGTTCACGCCGGGCTCGGCACCGACCCATACGCCATCGGGAGAGGGATCGTGGAGGTGCTCCAACGCTATGAGAAAGTTAATGGGGCCATCCCGATCTCGGTGAGGGCCGGATGAGAGCCATTTATGAGAATGAAATCATCGGTGATCCTGTTTACTTCGGGCTCATGTTCGGTGGGGAGCTCGAGTTCCCGACCACCGATGATTTCACCAAAGCCGATTGGCCGGGCCTCCGAGCAATCCGGGTGAGGAATGGGGCCCTCGAGGAGTGGATCTTGGCTCGAGATCTCCCGGATGATTATGAGATCACGGTGAGCCCTGGGGCCGCCTCGGTGGGAGGAGTGCCCACCGGCTCAATCATGCCCTACGCCGCCGCCACTCCGCCGGCCGGGTGGCTCCCATGTGATGGCTCCGCCGTGAGCCGAGCCACATATGCCGATCTGTTCGGTGTGATCGGCACCGTGTGGGGAGTGGGTGATGGCTCCACCACATTCAACCTCCCCAACCTCGAGGATCGATTCCTCACCGGAGCCGGGAACACATACGCCATCGCCGCCACCGGAGGGGCCGCCACCGTCACCCTGGCCACCTCCGAGATCCCTGGCCACACCCACACCGGGCCCTCCCACACCCACACCGTGAATCCGCCGAGCACCGTCACCGGAGCCCAATCGGCCTCCCACTCCCACTCCGGAACATCCCTCACTTTCCCGGTGGGCCAAACCACCGGGAGCACCGGCCACACCCACTCCGGCTCGGATGCCGACTCCTACGCCCGATCGATCAACCAATCCTCCCACTCCACCCAAGCCGGAACCATCACCGGGAGCACCGGCACCCAATCCGCCTCCCACACTCACACCGTGGACATCGCCCAATTCAACACCGGAGCCGATGGCACCGGAGCCACCGGGAGCTCCGGAGGTGGAGGGGCCCATGAGAACCGGCCGCCATATGCCGCCGTGATGTTCATCATCCTGGCCGCCTCGAGCTCCGCCGGAGCCCTAGTGGAGCTCTACTACTAATGATCCCGATCCCCGAGCTCGGGAATCCTCTCTCCACATTCGGAGGGCCGATTGCCGTCCGGGTGGAATTGGACACCGGCCTCGAGGGAGAGGTGGGAGCCCTGTGGGATGTGGGCCTCTGGTCGATCGGAGTGTGGGGAGGCTCCGATGCCTCATGGTTCGACATCACCGCCTATGTGCTCGGTGTGAACATCTCGGGAGGGGCCGAGAGGTGGGGCCAACGGTTCACCGCCGCCACCCTCTCCCTCGAGGTGGACAACACCTCCGGGATCTTCACTCCCGAGAGTGGTGTGGCTGTTCCGTGGCTCATCCCGTTTCGGCCCGGCCGCCGGGTGAGGGTGGTGGCCATCCCGGATCTCACCGCTCCTCTGGTCAAGGTGCCTCTGTTCACCGGCCGGATCGATGCCTCTAATGACCAATTCTCCGGAGCCGGATTCGACATCCGGGCCCGGATCACCGCCACCGATTTCATGGGAGTTTGGGGAGCGTTCGATCCTCCGGCCCTCGACACACCCACCGGAGTTCAATCCACCTCCGATCGGGTGGAGGCCGCTCTCGATCGGCTCGGGTGGGATGCCGGAGCTCGAGACATCCAATCCGGCACCCACACGATGATGAGCTCATTCCTGGCCCAAACCACCCTCGAGGAGTGTGGAAACGCCGCCGATTCCGAGGGAGGAGCATTCTTCTGCTCGAGGGATGGCCTC